TTACTGATGCGTTGGCATCACCTGATACAGTTACTGAGCCAACATCGGATGTTCCTGCTACGCCAGTATCGCCTACAACAGAGACATTAGCGTCACCTGATACAGTTGCAGAACCAACACTGGCTGTTGAAGACAGTCCATTTTGTGTGGAATTGACTTGACCAACACTGGCTGTGCCTGAAACACCTGTAGCGTTTACGCTAAAGTTAATCTCAACAATGACAGAACCAACGCCGCCTGTGGCTGAAACACCAGTGACAGAAACATTGGCATCACCCGTGACAGTTGCTGTGCCGACGCTGCCGGTGCCAGCGACACCTGTGGCTGTGATATTTGCAACACCTGTTACAAGTCCACCAAAGAATCTCAGTCCGAAAAGGTTTTCTTCATTGTCGTTACTGTCGTCTTCAACAATAACACCGACAGGAACTTCTGATACGATCCGCATACCAGCGGTCAGATCGTAAGATTTAGCGTTTGGAGTAAGATTTGAGTCAGTCGTAGAGTTAGAAATTAACTGAAACTTAGATGGGCGCTCTGTGTCATCGGGACCGCTGAGTTGAACCGTGTCAATTAAACTGCCGCTTGAATCAAAAACATTTATATTACGACCATTTGTTCCCACCGCACCCATGATGGCGAGAAACTCTGCATCCTCAATCAGCCTAAACTCGTGAGCAAAACACCCTTCAGGTATCCAACTTGTCTTCTCTCCCCCGTCACCATCAGCAAATCCAAAAGCGGCTACATCTGCTCCTGTTACAACACGAACAGAGGGACCAGTGTAGTCTGCGGCATTACCTCCAGTAGTCTTGACTGTACTTATTGTGCTGGCTGTGCCGCCTGTGCCGTTTTGACGAAACTCTACGTAACTGGCTGACGATCCATAGTCTTCGACTTTAACAACAGTTCCACTACTTGAGGCAAAGCCATAAAGTTCTCTGCTTGCAGGAAATAAAGGATGTGTATCTGTTTGAAGATTAGCGTTTCCTGACTTAAAACCAACAATTGGTAAATCTGAAAATATTTGATATTCAGGATCGCTCGTATCATCTGCGTAGGTTTGTGACGTTGTAGTGTTGTCTGGAACACTCAGTGTTGTTTCTAATGACCCGTCCTTAAATATCTGGACGGTTGCGGTACCGGATATCGATCTAAACTGTAGAACAACGCCTGTACGGGTGTTCCTAAAACCGAATGACGTACCCTGCCAAGATGTAGGCACACCAGTGGTTTCATTATTAGCACTCTGTAGTGTGATTGGCTTGTCGGCAGATATCAGTTTGTTTTCGTAATTGGACGCACTGATAGAAAGCGTCCCGCCAGCCGAACTAATTGTGCCAAGAGAAGATCCATCAGCAGAAACAGTGGTGCTGTCTTCAAATGCCATAACTGTGACATTTGGATTACCTGTGTCTGTAGGAACAAAGTATTCAGCGTGGAATGCACCGCCTAATTCTGGGTTACCTCTTGCAGAGACACCAGTGACAGAGACATCTACATCGGTTGTTGTAGTGACAGATCCAACACTACTGGTTGCGGATACACCAGTGACAGAGACATCTGCCTCACCATCGACAGTCGCCGCTCCCACACCACCGGTCGCGGATACACCAGTGACAGAGACATCTACATCAGTTGTTGTAGTAACAGATCCAACGCCACCGGTCGCGGATACACCAGTGACAGAGACATCTTGTTCAAAAAAGACAGTTACCGATCCAACACCACCGGTCGCGGATACACCGGTAACAGATACACTAACTGAAGTTGTTGTGGTTACTGAACCTACACTGGCGGTTGCTCCAGTGCTAATACCAGCAACTTGGCCCCAAGCAGACTCATTCCAGCCGCCCGCTCCCCAGCCCTCAAAGACAGCGACATCATCAATGTCCTGCCAGCCGCCTTGACCCCAATTGCCTTCGCCCCAACCGTTAGACACTTTAGGGTCTCCTTAACAACGCGGTTAGGCGATTCTGATTATTGCGTTACTCGCATTGGCTGTTGGGAAAACAACTGTAAAGTCGCCAGCACTAGCGGCCTTGTCTCCACCAAAATCCAAAACACAAACCGCTGGATCATTATTAGCGTAACCCCCGCCGGTAGTGCCGTCATCATTGTAAATTACAGCACCGCGTACAGCAGAAATGGTTACAGTCGAAAATACAAGATCTGTAAAATCAGTAATCGCAGTTGAACTGTCGAGCGAAGGGTTGACGCGAGTAAGTGCACTCCCTCCCGCGCTATAATTTGTGCCAGAAATCTCATTATTCGTAACATATTTTGCTACGCTACCGTCCATCGTGCTACCAGAACCGCCCATATCTGAGGGAACTGCACTATTATCAAACAGAGCTAGTTTGAAAGCACTGCCACCACTGTTTAAAAAATTATGTTTTGCTTCGAGCAGTTCTTTTTTAAAAGTATTGCACAAAGCATTTCCACTAAAGGCCATTACAGTCTCCTTATATATTCAGCTAGTTTGTCGTGACCAGCGTCTCTGATTGCATTATACACAGTCGTCCGATCTGAACGAATCGCCTGTTTCATATAGTGCGCGATAAACCTTTCAAGGCTATGTCTGAAAGCCCTGGCTTGATCACGAACTTCTGGTGTTGCACTGTCAGCAACACTAATTATTTTATCCGCACAAAGAGAAGCAAGTTCCTCTGGTGTGTGTCCTCGATTATTCGTAGTAATTATCTGAACCGGAGGTATTGCTCCCATTCCCATGCCATTTATCATTGTTTCTGCCTAACCACTTTACCTACACGATATTCTTGTGTGACTTCTTTAGCCTCACCAAGAACTTTAAGAGCAGCTATAGCTTCAACTAACCTTACGTTATAGTTTTGCAAAATATCTGCCTCACCTTTCATAAAAGTATATGCCTCATATAAAGAAGCATACAACAAGGCTAATTCTGCATTTTCAGAAAGCCAAGTAGTTCCTGATTCTGCCCCCGCAGTCAGGCTTGTTGGTCTATAGTAATAGTGCAACTCAACAGCAAGAGCACTGGCTGGTGTCGGTGCAATGATAAAGTTGCCCACGTCAAACACTGCATAATATCTAGGGTTGCCTGTAGTCGCTGAATTAGGTGTAAATTCTTGTAGGAAGTTAACGTCTTTGAACTGTAGGAAGTTTTTATTACTGCTGCTATCTGTAAACGATAAAGAAAAGGGAGCTAAAAAATCAGACGGTATGCTTAGAAACTGATTAGATGACGTAAAACTTGCAGTTACATTCTTACGGAACAAAGACAACTGAACACTTTTAAGTATGCGTTCTTCTGCCGCTCGAATAAACAAAGGAAGATTGTTAACGAACGTTGTCTCAGTGTTCTCAGTGTAGTCTTGTATTGCAGTTTTAAGCGTTGCGAAAGTAAAACTCATGTTGTCACCGTAACCTCACCCACTTTGCCAAATAATACTAACCGGTCGGTAGGCATTCCAACTGAATCAGTAAGCAGAAAAACAGATACAGTTTCTGTTTGATCAGGTCTTGGGTCTCGAACGGCTTGTGGGTCAGATACATTATTTGGTGCTTCTAGCTGTGGATGCTTTGGCTCATACTCGTCTGGCCCAACAATCAAACCTGTCCACTCTTTACGCATATCACGAAGACGATAACGAAAGCCAGACCTATCTGAGATACCGTATGTTTTTCTTGCAGAAGCGTACCTAGCCATATCAGAACCTTATGTACTGAATATCTGGCTGTAATTTTAAAGAAACCCGATCTTCGTCTTCATCTGCTGCACGTTGGAACTCTTCCTCGTACACTACTTTTAACAGTTGCACTCTTTCAGGTGCACGTTTTAGGGCCAGATAGTAAGCCAGACCAGCAACCATGCAAGGTAGAAAACGATACGGCAGATCTGTTGTATTAACCAAAGTGTCGGCATCTTCTATCCTGGTAATGTAGTAATACACAAGTATGTCAGAACTGTTATCTGGTGTAGGCCAAAGCGTGATCTCAGGACTAATCTGGCGGTTGAAATAAAACTGTGAGGGTCTTCCTGACGTGGTTTTGACAGGAATATTTAAAAACTCGCTACGACTTATACGATCAACACTAAAATCTGTGCCACTGCGACGGATAGCAACCTCAAGAATATCACCCATAGGAGTGGCTAATCCGTTGCTAGATGTGTAAGCAGCCGTGCCTGATGTCAGAGTTAAAGTGCCCTGACGAACTGTCCATAGGTTTACCCCACGGTTCGCCCACTCAGAAAACATGATGTTTAATGATCGACGTGCAGTTTTAGCGTCATAGCCTGTTCGTAATTCAAGACCACATCTTTCGTAGGCTTCTTCAATTACATCTGCAACGTCAAGATCAAAGTCTGTTGATCCTGAAGTTGCCATCTA